GACTGTGAAATTTAGCACACTGAAAGAACTTGCCCAGTATCTCAACCAGGAGTATACGGTTGAAGACCTATGTTGCGTAGAAGACGCAGATGGGTTTGGATACAATGCTGTTGATTTGGTAGATGAAGAATTGGAGGCCGCAGAATGAACGAATTACAATTTTTAATTGTTAAAAGCAATCAATATCTTGACGAACTTGCTCAAGAAAATGATTACGCAGATTGGGTATCATATTGTCAAGCACAAGAATTGGATAATGACTTTAAACAAGTATGCTTTGACAATGCTACAGATTGGGCCAAAGAACTTTGGAATGAATTGGAGGCCGCAGAATGAACTTTGAACAACTGAAACTACAAATGCACATGCGACGCCTTTACGAACAACAGGGTGTTATGGCGGCAGAACTGATGATTGTGGATGCTTTTCTGCGCGAGCAAGCCAGGCATGACAGAATTCGACAACTTCAACAGGACGCAGATAATCACGCTCGCCCAGCAGGATCCAAACACCCGTGCGTCTAGACCAAACTTGACGGCGTAGTTTCAAAGGTTTGGGTTTTCTTGCAGGCATGGTTAAATAGTTATCTAACCCAGGAAACCCTATGGCCCATTTGGACATGCCCGCATTGATTGAACGATTGCGAACCAATCAACCCTTGAGCGTGATAGAACGTGAGTTTTTGGCACAGGTATGCGAACGCATGTATAGCACAACCGAACTGGATTACCTGACCCAAAGGACAACTATACAATGAATTTGAATCAAGAACCCCACAACGGACCTGGTCCGGTGCGTGTGCCCAACCGCAAACGATATCCCAATCCCAATCCTTTACCACAACGGTAATTTTGCCGAACTGATTGACTGTGCCGCCACGACCTGTTATACTATAAGCATAGTTTAACTTAAAGAGGAGGCAAAAACTATGAAAACATTTACAGGCGCAGAACACGAAGCATTAGAAGGTCTAAGCTCAATTGTTGAAATTGCCAATGCAATCAGTGAGTTGGATATGAATCCAAAAGATCATTATGATGGAATGACAACTCCAGATCACTTGTATAATATAAGTTATCATTTAGGAGAGATTGCAGAAGTTTTACAAAAGATAGAAGCAAAAATGAAATAAGCAGGGCCCGAAAGGGCCTTGTTGTTGAGATTAAAACCTCAAGCCTCCTCAGACTAAAAGGTTTTGGCCCACCTCCGAAGTGGGCTTTTTTGTATCGATTCGAGCCGCTCACGGAATCTTTATCATAAATATCCTATATGAAAACAGATGCCAAGCCACGCTACCGCACACCCGCACCCACACGCGGTGGTGCCCGACCCGGTGCAGGCCGCCCCAAGGGTAGCACCACCAAGGTCACCTTGGAAGACCTTGTGGGTCACATTGAACACCATGTGGGCCGCAGCTTTGCAGAACAAGTGGCCATCAGCTATGCCGCAGCAATCAATCGTGCAGACCATGCCGGCGTAAGAGACTATGAGAAGATCTTGCTGGCCAAAATGGTGTCAGACAAGACCGAAGTGGCGGTGGTCGAAAGTGAGGACCTGGTCACAGCACGTCAAACAGCATTCCAAGAAGCCCTGGCTAAACTGGCCAGTTTGAACGAATCAACTAAATAATAACATTATGCCACTAGACAAAAGCAAAAGCAAACGGGCCTTCCAAAAGAACATTTCGACTGAAGTGGCCGCAGGTAAGCCTGTAAAACAAGCTGTGGCCATTGCGTATGCGGTGGCAGGTAAGAAAAAGAAAATGGGCGAGAAGATCAGTCGCACCATGAAACAAGACAGCAAGTCCAAAGGAAAAACAAAATGAAAAAATCAATGACCACAGCTAGAACAGCGTCATGGCAGTATGATTCAGCAGACTATGCCGACGGCATGAGCAACAAGGACCATCCTAGTTACAAGGCCTTGACCAAATACGCAGGCAATCCAAGCAAGCAACCAAGCGGATCACCAGACCATATCGACAAAGGACGTGGTCCAACAAAGGGCAACATGGGCTGTGGTGATGTAGGACCTGCATGTCCTCCATACAGTGCAGTGCCTGCTGTGCCTGCTCAAGGTTCAGTGCGTGATTCGATCAACCGTGGCGGCCAAGTCCGCACACCAGGTGGCACAAGAAATTGGATGCCTAGTTCAGGTCAGAATTACCGAGGCAATCCCGATTCAATCAATTCTGGACGTGGTCCAACCAAAGGGAATCAACAATAATGTCAACTGTGTTTAGACCTCTTGGTCCTACTACCTTTCTCAGTGCCAACACCGCCGGTGTGCAGGCCAACATTGTGAGTTCAGGTGCAGTGACCTCAACCTACTTGAAAATTGACAACATCAACAATGCCAATGTGGATGCATTTGTAAACTTTGGCACAGCCAATACTACCACAGCCACCATTGCCAATGCCACCTCAACTGGCAACAGCGTGGTAGTGCAACACAATGACACCATATATCTTGCCACAGCCAGCGGCTTTAACCAGTCTCCTGCAAACCAATTGTTTGTGGCCGGTATCACAAGTTCCGGCACAGCCAACTTGTATATCACACCAGTAGCAATCATTTCGTCAGGAAACTAATATGCCAACAACCATTACTCCTGCTGTAGAAACGGTCATCAACACAGGCAGTCAAAACCTGTTCACCATCAACACAGTCACAACCATTCCTGCAGTGCAACCCACAGATGTGCAGATCACTGACACCGCTGGCACATTCAGTAGTGACACTTTCCGCAGTTACAATGTGGGTGACACCGTTACCATTTCGGGCACCATTGGCGGCAACGTGACCATCACAGGCTACACCGATCCAACCACTTACTACATCATTGACACAGACCAAAGCAGCACATTCCAATTGAGCGCCACCCCTGGCGGAGCCAACATTGTGACCACAAGTGGTCCTGCTACCGGATTGAGTTTTGCCGCAAGTGGCACAGTGTTTCCTGCACAAACCGGCGCTGTGTATTATTCCACAACAGCAAGTCCACAGACAGTGACCTACAGTGCCATTACAGCCAATGTGGGCAATGCCATTACAGCCAACACCACCACTGGTGTGTTTAACTTGAGTGCCAACGTGGCCAACATAGCCTATCAACTCAACGGCTTTGTCAACGTCACGTCAACACCGGCTCGTTACGGTTGGATCAACACAGCCACTGGTGCTGCCATTGGTCCTCAAGCCCTTGCTGGCACACCCTTGATGACCACCTACTTGAAGCCCACAGCCAATGCAGTGTCAGTGGCACTTCAAGTCAGCACCGTCGACGGATCAGCTTTTGCTTATCCCACACAGATACAGGGCGCGGCTGCCACAGTATCCGAATTATCAGGCTACACAGTAGCGTAAGGAAAACACAATGGCAACTACAAAAAACATGCAAAGCAGACCCATCAACCAAAAGCGTGGTCCTACCACAGGCAATGGTGACAATGGCACCAAGCGTCAAGACTTTATAAAGGCCAAACAGGACGGTGGCAATGAGCGCACTGCCCTGGCAGACTTTGTGATGGACGCAGTGGCCAACCGTGGCGAACTGACCAAGCCTTCGATCAATCCAGGTGTAGAGAACCTCAGTCCCAACAGTGGTAAGACTTCAGGCATCAGTCGTAACCCCACAGCTGGTGGCACCTTGTATAATGTCAAGAGTCGCACACCTGGCAAGATCACCCGTCGATAAATAGTAGTCCACTGATGGGGAAGGTCCCTGTCAGTTTGTAGCAATAGAATAGAAAGGTATTGAAATGAAACGAACAACTCCCACCCCTAAAGAACCCACCCCTGCCACTGAAACCAATCCATGGAATGAACAGCCTGTGGATCCAGACCAAGTCCGCACAGTGAAACAACAGGTGGCTGAAACCATTGTTAAAACCAGCACCGAAACCGAGTATGACCTGGAAGGCTTGATGAATGACTTTCCCACAGCCACTGAACTGGAACGCTTTGTGTATGACCAGACCGGCTTGACCTTGAATCTCAAAGGTCGCGCACAGAAATTAAAATATCAAGTGGCCATGGATGTGCTGAATGGTGAAACAGTGGATGAGAAATTTACCTCAGGAGAGAACCCCTACATTGATAGAGCTGAACTGGTGCCAGTGGAAGACCTAAAACCAGTGCCGGTCCGTGATGCGACCTTGCCGGCTGAATCAGAATTACAAAACCAATTTTACTCACCGTTTATTCCACATCCAGATACGGACTATCGTGCCAGAGGCCGTAAGGTTCACACTGTGTTTCGCAAGTATAAGAACGGTATGATCTCATACGAAGTGTTGGGACCTATTGAACCGCGTCCCATTGGTGAGAAAATGGACAAGTTTGGCAAGATGCGCCCTGAGCTGATGAGCTGGGTTGATCCCCGGACCGGTGAACAAGTGGTGGTGCGTCGAGATGGCACCATGACTCCACAGGGTCGTAACCTTCGTGCGCTAATGCAGAAGATGCGAGTCAACAACACCAATCACTGGCAAATGTGGGTTGACAGAGAGTTTGTCAACATGGAAGGTGGCGAATTGCGTAATCCTTGGGATTTAGGCAACGAACAATGATGCGTGATCCTGAGGCATATCAACGTGCAGAATCGGCTCGTGCAGCAGATGTTAGGATCGAACAAAAGGTCATGGCTGCACACAGAGAAGCATTCCACCACAAGTTTCCTGGACAAGTTGAACACTGTATGCGGCTCATTGCTGAACGCCTACAAACAGGCCTACGCAAGGATCAACCTGTGGAACTGATGGCACAAGAAATTGAGAGCCTGGCCTCTGCACTGAATCTTATATACTCTATACACTGTGATCTGAAGGATTGACATGCTGGACTCTGGTGTGTTGATGCGCCGTGCCTTGCGATACAGTTTGGAAAGCAATGACCTCAAGCTGGAAAGTTTAGGCATGATGGATTCGGTCACGCAGGATCAATTCCAACAGCTGAGCATTGCAGTGGCCAATGATATGCAGTATAACCAGCTGCGATATTTTAGGCCGTTTGATCATCAACGGCGATTCTTTGAAACAGCCGATAGTGATCGTAGAGGCATACTGGCAGCCAACCGAATTGGCAAAACAGTCAGCACCTGCTACGAAACAGCCATGCATCTCACAGGTCTGTATCCCGAGTGGTGGACCGGACACAGATTTGATCATCCCATCACAGCCATGGTGGCCGGTGAAGGTTGGAGTCAGGTGGCCATGGTGTTGCAAAATGAACTGTTAGGCACTCAAGATGTCAAGATTCGCGATGCCATTGGAACTGGTGCTATTCCCCGTGATTCGATCATTACGGACACCATGCGATCGGATGGTGCCAACTGTATGGGCGTTGAGATCAGGCATCCCAAAGGCAAAAGTTACTTGTTGTTTGCCAATTACACACAAGAAGTTAGACAAATGCAAGGATTCAAACTGAACCTGGCCGTGTTTGATGAACAACCACCCGACGACTTCTTCAGTGAAATTGTGACCAGAACTGCCACCACACAGGGCAAGATCCTGTGCAGTTTTACACCACTCAAAGGTCTCAACGGCCTGGTATCAAAGTTCTGGAATCGAGAAGCGGGCTATGACTTTATCCGAGTGGCTTGGTCAGATGTGCCGGAATATGATCCATGGGGTGAACCATTCTTGTTGAAAGAAACCCGTGCTCAGCTAGAGCGTGATTACTTGCCACACGAGCGTGAAGCTCGTATTGCCGGCAAACCTGTGATGGGTCAAGGTGCTGTGTTTCAAATCCGTAACTGGCCTGTCTACAAGACCGGTGACTACAACTTTAGAGAAATGAACAACATCCACAGGATCATAGCCTTGGACCTGGGCCTGGTAAACGATCGAACTGTTATTAGCCTGATGTATTGGAATCCCTTAGAGCGTGAAGCTTGGTTGCACAGACAGATCTGTGTAAGTGGCATTGAAGAAGCCAATCCAACCAATTACATCAACCATCTCATGCGGCCTGAAGTGTTTGGCACACCCATTGTGTTGCCTCCAGATGGCGGCACACAGGGCCGTTATACCATGTCAGCGTTATCCATAAGAGAGTTATTTGAACAGTATGAACTCAATGTGCATGCCAAACCCATAATGAATCCTCCGGATGATCAAGGCAGAACCACCAATCACAAAAGTTTTGGCATCAACATCATGCGTCAAATGCTGGAAGCCGGCACTTTCCATGTGAATGAAAATTGTGTGGATTTCCTACGCGAAGCACAAAACTACTATGTGGATCCACAGGGCAGATTTTCGGATCCAGATGACACCATAGACTCAGCCCGTTATGCCCTATTGGGTTGCCTGAACAACATAGCCGAACCGTGGGATAACCGAACTCCCCGTGAGCGCATGGCCGCACAGCGTAGCCGTTATGTGCAGAAAACTCAGCCCAATTCAGAATGGAAACGAGTATTTGACCCCGGCAACTAATTGTGTTATACTGTGTGTATGCGTATAATTATTTTAGCCCTGTTGTTTGTGAGTTACGCGGCCTGGGGTTTTCAGGGTTCGGGCTCGGATCTGGCTCAACCGCCGGAACCGGTGTTTGTTCGCACCCGATTGATCACTGGAGAAGCTGCCACGGCAGCGGCCAGTGTGCAACAGGCTCTGCTCAAGGCCCGAGTTGAAGCACAAGCAGTCACACACTTGAGTCTGCGTGTGACCAACTGGGCTGTGGCTCAAACCGAACGGCGTGGCGACATTTATCGATCACAGGTCTGGGTCACAGTCAAAAGCATTCACTAAGCTGTCACAATTGTAGGATCCAACTAAATAACTGATACAGGATCCTTATTAATGTTAGATATCAAACATAAAGTCTTAATGCAACTAAATCAAAACAACTCTACTCTGAGTCGTTTTGTGCGACTTAAAGGGCAACTAGACACCAAGTGTGCAGCTTACCTGCGTTACCTGGGCACAAAAAATGCTGTCAACAGAGCCAGTGATTATCACTATCTATGTTTGGCAGTGAATGAATCAACGGCACCAGTCAACGGTATCGATTACATACACCCAGTGGTCAAACCCTGCGTGGACTATGTGACAGCAGTGATCGCCAAGGGTCTGGCACCACAAGGCGAAATCAACTTTAACTTTGTTCCCGACACCGAGGAAGATGATGTGGCCGCACGTCAAGCTACCGACATGGTCAGCCGTGTGTTGAACGAAGAAAATGATCCACACTTTATCTTACAGCGTTGGATCATGGACGCATGTATGCACAAAAACGGCATGCTGATGGTGTTGCCCAAGCGTGAACAAATTGTGCGCTATGTGGAAAGCACTGGCACAGCAGATCAACTGCGAGCATTTGAAGCACAGGCCCAAGAGTCAGGTCTTACTGTGCTACGCCAAAGCCGTAGAAAACAAAATGTAGACATGGCTCAAGTCATGCAAGAAATACAGGCCAACATGGGCGGAGTTGAACAAGCTCACGCACAAGGCATGATAGATGAACATTTGGCCCAGTTGGGCACAGCCATTGATTCCGATGAATCAGTAGGCGAAATGGATCAAGACACAGAAGGCTTGATCGAAGCTCAAGAAGATTCAATCAGTCAAGCCATTGCCCGCAACACAATCTACACGGCCAAATACAAATTGACAGGCTGGAGCTTGCATGTCAAGTTCCGCAACATTGCACAACACTACTGGATCTGTGATCCCACTGTGCAAGAAATGAAAGACCAAGCGTTCTGCGGATTTTACGATCCAATGAGTATCCAGGAAGCTGTGCAACTGTATCCAGAAATACAAAACCACATGGAAGAGTTCCGTGAGTTTGCCGAATACAATCAAAACGGTGCTTACCAAGCCGGTTCAGTGTTGAACAACTTGGCCATCCATGCCAGAGATTCAGTGCCGGTCATGGGCATACCTGTTGAGTCCGGTGTAGGCTCAGATCCAGATTCAAGACAAATTACAATTTTAACTGTTTGGGACCGCTACGACATCGACGGCGATGGCGAATTGGAACTGATTGAAATAGTATTCTCCGGTAACTACATTATCAGTGCCAAGGAAGTGGAGTTCATTCCAGTGGCCAACATGTGTCCCAAGCCATTGCCAGGCAACTTCTATGGATTTAGCATTGCGGAAAGTGTAATTCCCATGCAGGAATACATGACTAGTGGTCATCGTGCAGAGATCTTACTGGGCTTGCTGACAGCAACACCACGTCTAGGTGTCAAACCAGACAAGGTCGACTTTGAAATGCTACAAGATGGCGAAGCAGCCATCTTTATCTTGGATCCCAAATTTGATCCAGCCACTGACGTGTATCCATTACCGCCTCCCGGTGGCAACTTGGGCTTTATTGACAATGCAATGACCCGTATGCAACAGGACACACAGGCCATTATTGGCATGACCACACCGCAAGATGTGTTCAATCCTGAAGTTATGGCAGCAGGTAACTCGGGTGCCAAGCTACAAATGGCACTGGGCCCTAACCAAATCATACAAGACAACGCTGTGCGTAATGCCGCTGATGGACTCAAAGAAGCCATTTGGTTGGTATGGCGCACCTTAATACAATACGGTGATGACTACAGTGTTAAAAAACTGGCAGCCATGTATCACCCTGACAAAAAGCCTGTATACCTAGACTATGCAGCCTGGGATGACATGAACTTTTGTGATCGCAAGCTGATGCATATTGAATTGGCCCTGGGCATGATGAGTGAAGAGAACCAATTACAGCGTCAACAGATCATTGTGCAAACACAAACACAATTATACGCCGCTGTTCAAGCCATGGCCACTCAAGGCACCCTGACTCCAGAAATGTTCAAGAAGATTAAAAAGCCCTATGCTGATACACTTTATGTGTTGGGCGTAAAAGACTGTGATACATACTTGCCAACCGATGAAGAAGTCAAGACCATGATTGAACAAGGACAAAAAGCTGCCGCTGGCAAAGAGCCAACACCAGCCGAGAAGAAAGATCTTTCAGTTGCAGAACTTAATGCAGCCCGGGCCACACAGGTCAAGGCCGAATTGGAAGGCACAGATGCTGAAAGTCAATTGGACTTTATGGCCATGGCACAAGGCAATCCGAAAGTTTATAACTGATGCTGACACAAGAAACCATTGATGCGTTTAACACACGCTTGACTGTGAATTTAAACACAATCAAGACCATGAAAGCCAGTGAGCTGGATCGTGTCAAAAGTCAAGGCTCCAATGCTGAAGCCCTGTTGAAAAATCGAGACTTGGCCATGTTTATACATCAGCACAAGTTTGAAATAGCAGATGCCCTTACAGCTATCACAGGGCACACAGAAGAAAATAACAATCAGCGAGTGGCACTTTCCAACCAACTTGCTGGTATTGACGGTTTTGTAGCTTCGCTCCAACGAGCGGTGTATATGAAAAATCGCGTGGTAACTCTGCAAACAGAACCCGCGCCTAACTCTAAAGGAACAGAAGTCTTATGACGGATAATCTCATGCCTAACACTGAATCCAGTGCGGCCAATGAAAACACTGCGGTGCTTGGTTTAGACCAAATAGCCGCGAAGATGGACGCTATGAAAGCAATGACACAGCGTAACCAAATTCGTGCTACTGACCAACCCGTGACAGGTGAAACTGCTGAGGCAAATGCAGAATCCCCTGTGGCACCCGACGGCAGCGATGCCCAGCCAGAAGTCGCAGAACTAGACTCCGATGATCTAGACAGCATTGTGGAACCAGAAGTCCCTGAAGGTCAAGAACCTGAGGTAAACTCTGCAGACACAAACTCCAGCCAAGATGACTTAATTGATTTTATTGAATTCGCAGAAACTAATCCGAACGCCAAGTTCAAGTTTATGCGTAACGGTAAAGAAGTAGTGATCGACGCCAAGAAAGCTGCCAGCATCCTAGGACAAGGTGGAGCGATTCACGAAGAAGCAAGACAATTGAAAATTGAACGGAGTGAATTTGAGGAATACTCAAAGGGCACTAGAGAGCGTCAAGAAGGTTTACTCTTGGCCATGGAATTCACAGTGCAACCCAGACTACAAGCGGCCTATGATGAAATTGTTAAAACACAAAATTATCAGACCACATTCCAACAACAGTTGGCTCAAACCCAGGATCCAGGTCAACAGGCCAGAATCCAAGCCAGTATGGCTCAGAACGAGCGTTACATACAGCAACAGAGCCAAATTATACAGCAAATAAAACCTGCTGTAGAACAGTTCAAGGATATTCGTCGTCAACAGGTGGCCGAAGTTTTGGATCGTAACCGCAAGGCATTCACAGACAAGGAGTTGAAAAACGAATATGTCTACAATGAACTGCGTGACAAGATCACAAAGATTTGGCCCCAAGCACAAGGTGAAATCATGCCGGGCATAAAGAACCTGGACTTGATCAGCAGTGACGAAGGGCTGTTGGCTCTAGTCCGTGATGGTCTCAAGTTCCGTGATCGTAGCACAACCCGGCAGGCCGGCACCAGTGTCGCATCCTTGACTGGTCGTAAAACGTCCACTCCCAACACTCGCAGTCAAGAAGATTCAATCAATAGCCTTCGTGAAAAAGCCAAGAAAGGCGGCAAAGAAGGAATTCAAGCCGCAGACAACCTACTCATGCAACAGCTAAGTAAGATTAGAAATGCAAGAGGCGGTCGTTGAGATTTAGCCTAAAATATATTCAAGGAGAATAACATGGCAGAAATTACAACAAGTCAAATTGGTAACGGCACTACAGCGTATGGCGCTGACATCGTTGTCAAAGACTTAGATCTAGACGTATCCAATCGTGTAAAAGACGATACACCTGTGTTGAACATGTGTATGACCAAAAAGCGCAAAGTTAACTCAACTTTGCCCCTGTGGACAGACGACATCTATCGTTTGCCTGATGTTCAAGCCTGGCAAGAAGGTGCACCTGTGAGCACAGCCAATGCAGAAAGCAACAGCCGTTTCAACTTGGCCAACTACACACAGATTTTTGCAACCACTGTTGCAGCTTCTGGCACAGCCCGTGCAGTAATGCAGTCGGGTGGTGATCCTCAGGCCTACCAAGAAGTAAAACAGTTGATTGAACTCATGTTTGACGTGGAACAACAGTTGGTTCGCGCAGACCAGATCGGCACCCAATACGGTGGCCAAGCTGGAACAGCAACCAGTGCCTATGGCAACACAGCACAATACACTGGTCGTCGTATGGGATCATTGAGCAGCTTCGCAGGCACTCAGTCATTCAACACCACAGCTGCCAATTCAACCATTGGTATCACAACCAACGTGAACAACGCTTCCAGCGACAGTTCAACCCCAACTGCCAACACTTTTACAGTAAACAGCAATGGCACAACATACTACACTGGCACATTCACAAACCAGTTGTTCAGCCCAATCATCTACAAACAGTTGGTGACCACTGCTGAAGAGCGTTACAATGCTAAGATCCGCACTATTGTGGCTCCTACAAGTTTACGCACAATGTTGAGTGATACATTCCCAACTTCAAGAACCATCAACCGTGTAAATTCTGAGCGTGGCGACACAATTCAGACTTACGAAGGCGACTTCAA